TTCTACAGAAATAACCTTATAACTAAATTCACCTATTGCTATAAATCGTCCAACTAGCTCCTTTAAATCGTCTAGATCGTCAGCACCAGCATCAAAAATACCACCGGAGTTTTGTTCCAGTTTAAAGATTTTAAAACTCGTTTTACCAACTTGCGTGTCTTCGTAAAAAGTGCCAGTAATAAAAACAACATTTACATCCGCAGTAAATCTTGTTGCTCTAACTGTAAATTTATATTCTTCTGTTACTGCCGGCTGGTACGGCACTCTACCTGCTAATTCTCCTGTGTTTTGATCTAGAGCAAGCCCGGGAGGTAATCTACTTAGACTTCCGTCGTCATTAAAATCTTCTAGAGTAAAAATAATTTTACCTAATAAGTTTTCTGTGTCTAACACATCTAAAAAAAGTGTGATATAGTTATTTGCTCTTCTAAAACCTAAATTACCCGGAGTTAACCAAATTGGCGTTCTTACATACGTGTTATCAGCTTTAAAGATTCCGTCTGCACTTGTCATAATAGTGTTATCGGATCTTAAGAAATCATCACCTACTAGATATATTCTAAACTTTCTGTCAACTATAGTTTCGCCATCAGTAACAGAAACAATAAACTGATAAAATCTATTAAGTTTTCTTGGAGATCTAGTTGGAATGCTTAAATCATAAAATGTGCTGTCGTAATAAAAACTAGAAAATCCGTTAGCAGGTAAAATTCCAAAATCAAAAGGATAACCAGAATAGCCATTAGTGTCGTAATGTCCTGATCCTGATCCTCTATCTAAAGATATCAGTGGCTCTGTTACCCCTACAATTCTTCCGTCTGAAGTTAATTGAAGCCCCGGTGGCAAAACACCGTTTCCTGGCTTAATAAAAAATTCTAATTGGTCGCCTGCTGCAATGTCTGTGTCAATAACTTCTAATTGAAAATCTACAGGAGCTGTGTCTAAAACAAAAAATGTATCATTTGGCCCTATGGCTAAAAGATCTTCTGGAGTTAACCAAACAGGATTGTCTGGGCCTTCTATTGTTATTCTAAAAGTTCTATCTTCAAAATAAAAAGATCCTGACGAGTCTTCATTTAAACTAGCCCTAATTACAAAAGTAAAAACTTTAGTTCGCTGAACTTCAAAAGGAGTACCAACAAGATTAAGACCTTCTATTCTTATTCCTGGAGGCAATTCGCCGCTTATTCTGGTCAGTGTGAGATTATCGTAAGAACTTGATATAGGTAAAGGTATAGTTGTTGTTGACCTTTCATTTAGTGTTCCTAGCGATGTACCCGAAAACGCTGTCCATAATGCTGCCATATTAAAGTGATCCTAGATCTAAATCAAGTTCTACAGGAGAAGCTATCGTACCTAAATCGATATCTGTTGTAGCAATTAAATAATCAATCCAATTTGTTATTGTTGATGTGAACCCTCCAAAATCTAAACTTTCAAAATATGGAGTAATAGTCCTTATGTCCGTTCCGTATACTGTTCCGTCAAGTGGTCCTATGAAATTTGTAGAGGTTATTTGACCTGCATTAATTGTGCCGGTCATTTGTATATTTTCGACATTTACTATAGAATTACCATTTGCGTCTAAGGTAGTTGTTAGTCGAGGACTATGATCAGTAAAAAGACTGGTTACTGCATTTATTGTTATAGTGCGTGTTATAGGATCAGCTTCTGTAGAAACTAAATCCCCGCCATAAAATCTAATACTCTGTCCATCTTCTAAAACAACAGATCCCGAGTCAGACAACACTGTTAATTCTTGCAGTCCTCCTGTTGCACTAAAAGTCAAACTGTTAGTGCCAGAATCTATAGTAACATTGTCTCCTGCAATTATTTTTTTAAATTCTAAATCAAAGCCAGTTTTTTGTTTAAAAAGACCTTCCCCGAAGTCACCTAAATTGCTAGCAGTAGTTGCTTCTGGTTGTCTTAGGTCTAACTCTTCAAAGTTTTGATTTACTTTAATAAATGCTTCACGTAAATCGTCGCCTGTACCGTCGTTTGCGATTGTTCCTATATTAATTAATGAAACTGCCATTTTTTTATCCTCACACTAAATTGACCCAACTGCCGTTTTCGTAACCTTGGAATTTGTTATCTGTACTGTTGTAGATTATATCACCATTTGCTGCACCTAAATTATTTCTTTCTGTAGTAGTTAAAGAACCTAAACGCAGAACAGCTCCCGAAACTATTACTCCGTCTGCTGTATCTAGTGTTAAAGTGCTAGCACTGGTGATAGTTGCTGCTCCTAAAGATGTACTTGTTAACCCGCTAGTTGATATAGCACCTACAGTAAGTGTATTAGAAGTAGTAGCTCCTCTGCTTGTAATAGAATCTAATGTAGAATTATTTGTAATTAAAATATTGCCATCTGCATCTGAAGCGGTGCTAATATCGCCTGTGCCGCCAATTTGTATTGTTGATCCTGGAAGCACTGTTCTTACAGTGGAGTCGTCTCCGGTAATATCAAATAGTTCAGATATTCCTTCCGCTGCAACTGTACCAGGCCTCCATTCTCCTGTGCTAGAATTATAGACTAGCGCCTGGCCGTTAGTTACTCCGGTTGTTTCTACATCACTCAAGTCACTTAAACTTTCTAAATTTAAATTCGTAATGTATCCTACGTCATTAGCAAACTCGCTTAAACTTGTAGGAAGAATTGGTGTAAGGCTTATTGAGTTGCCATTTGAAATACTTAAAGTGTTGCCTACTAATCCTAATGTTTGAGAATCTGTTTCTACAGTAAGGTATCCAGCATCGTTTACTAATTCACTAACATTGACAGGAATGCTAGGTGTGTTAATTAAATCGTTATAATCTCCACTAAAACCTACTTCAGTTATATCTACACCACTAAGAGTAACATTAGTTGCCTCAATAGTACCAGTAGACGTAATACTGCCTACTCCTACAATATTAGAACCTGTAAGATCTAAATTGTCACCACTAGGTAATTCTTCAATTTGTTTATCTGTAGTGTTTAGTGTTAATGGAAATCTATTCGCCATGCTTTAATTCCTATCGTTATACATATTTATCGTATTATAAATTTGCCAATACCCATGCTTTAAAAGCAGCATAGTCGCCGGCTGCATCCTGCAATGCTGTTTTTAAATCAGCAATCTTAACGTACCCTGGTATTTCTCCATTTACACCGTCTACTAATAGTGTGCTATCGTCAGCAAATACACTACCATTTACATCGCCTGTAACATTACCTGAAACGTTACCAGTTACATCGCCAGTTACACCTTCTGCTGCTACAATATTTCTATTTGCATTAATTACTTGCCCCGCGCCTGCAGAAAGATCTAAATTTGCTGATGCTACAATTTGAATAGGTCCTGGACCAGTAGAGCCACCATTTGCAATAGTTAGAAATCCATCATATGCTGCCATCCAATTTTGGTTTCTGAGTGTTCCGTAATAATCTCCAACAATTTGCGAATTAACACCATCTACAAGTAGTGTTGAATCGTCACCAAATACACTGCCTACAGTATCTTGTACTTCTGCAGGTGCCCCGCCATTTACAAGTAATGCACCGCCTGCTGTTGTTTCAATCCTTGTACCACCTAAGTAAATAAAATCCGAAACATACAGATCTGCCCATTGTTTATCAGCACTGCCTATGTCATATGTTGCATCAGCATTTGGAAGAATATTAGATGCTGCTCCGTCTGCGCTACCATTTGCAAGGTAAAGTTCGTCAAAGTTTTCATTTACTTTTCTAAATGCTGTGCGTAACGGATCGCCATCACCCATGTTAGCACTAGAACCTAGATCAATTATTTGTTTTGCCATTTAGGAGCTCCCACTTGTATTCTTAATTTTCCATTTGAAGCAATTACTCGCCTCGGCTGCTGTACGTTTTTTGAATCGACGCCTGCTCGGGCGCCATTCTTTACTAGCTTGTCGCTTGTTTTCTTATCCATTAGTGTTTTCCTACTACTACTTCAATAATACCTTTACCGTCGTCAGTTTTGTTTTCTAGTGCTTTGCCGATAACTGTACCTGGTTTTGGATCATTGTTTACTATAGCATATCCTGGAATTGCACTTGTTACTAGTATGTCACCTTTTTTAACTGCTCCGAGTACTTTACATGGAACACGCCCTTGTAGTGCAATACCAACAACGTTTTCGCCTTGTAAGTTACCATTCATTAAGTGTGCTGGATTTGTTGTTACAACACCTGCAACTCTATGATCGCCTTTTTTGTTTGTAACAGTAACTTCTGCATCACCACCAAATACAAGCACTGTGCCTGGTTCATAATCTGCATCACCTAAATAGTTCTCTGCTAAGTCAGCGTAGTATGATTCAGTAGCAGTACCACGGAATAAATCTGCATAAACATTTGCGTATTTTCTAGTTGCACTACCAATATCGTATGTACTATCAGTGTCTGGTAACACACCGCTTGAGCTAAACAAGAATGGCACAACACTAGCACTTGTTCCAGTATCAGCTGTAACAATAGCAATTTGTCCTGCTGTAGTTTTACCTGTGTTAGCACCAATTGCTAAACCTGTACTTGCGGCAGTCTTTTCACCCGGTGCTTCAATAAATGAACTGTAAATCCAATCAACACCTAAACGTTTTTCTCCGTTAAAGTTTGATGTGTTTTGAAGAACACTTTCAGTAATACTAGTGCCACCGATGTTCATGTTACCTTTAACTAACATATCTGGATATGTAGCACTTGGGGTACCTGCATTTGCGCCGCCTGCTGCTGTAAATATCAAACCTTGTGATGGAGTTTTAACATTAAGTGTTAAACTATCTAGTGACAAAACTTCATAACTTGTATCACCACCAAGTATTAATGAATTAGCTTGTATGCTACCACTAGCATCAGTTTTAACAATACTATTAACTTCACCTTCAACTGTTACGTTTGAAATACCGTAAGTTCCTGCACCTGTTTTAATTAATGCTTCACCTGGGTCGCTTGTATCAGGAATAAGATTTGCACCATCAAAGTCTGCATCTAATAAACCTGTACCTTGATCAACTACTGTATTAAATGAAACTTGGCTTACAGGACCTGTGCCAGCATCACTTCTACCTAGTACTGTATCAGTAGCAATTTGTTCAATGTCTGATATTAAGAAACTTGCAGATTTAATAGTTACCCAACCATCTGTAACTGCAAACTTACTGTCATCAAAACTTGCAACACCTAAATCGTTTTGAGTAATACCTGTAGCATTTACTCTTGTAGTTGCTGCATTTAAACTTAGTTTACTTTGTACTATTGCAGCATTTGTATTGACATCAGCATCAACAATAGTATCAGCTTTAATTTGCATGTCAATAGTTGTATAACGATCAGTTACATCACTTCCAACTAGAGTAACTTCTCTTGCTGTTGTAACTTCAATGTCACTGTTAGCGTGCCATACACCATTTGCCCATTCATCAACAGGACCATCAACTACTGCACCTTGCTTACCACCAGGTGCTGTAAGCACATCAGCTGCTGGACCATTAACCGGTTTACCGTCACTAAATTCACCAAGTGTTGGTGTGTAAGTGACTTTTACAATATTACCTTCTAGTCCAACTAAGCCTGTTTCAACATCAACAATAGTACCAGTAGCACCTGTTATTGTACCAGTGATAACATCGCCTCTGTAGAATCCGCCACCAACTATACTACCAGCATCAAGTATTAATATCTTGTATCCTGTAGTAACTAGTAACTGATCTTCGTCCCAGTTGTTGTATTCAATGTCTCTTAAATCTTGTAATGTATCTTGTTCGCCTCTGCCTTCGTCAACATACTCTTTAGTTGCAGCATCACTTGCACTTGATGGTGTTGCTAGATTAGTAATAGTATTACCTGCTGCATTTAAATCGTCTGTCATTGGAACAGCACCGTTAGGAGCAAGTACACCTGGCCCTAATTTATTAGCAACAGGAGTACCATTTACATCATATCCTAAACGTCTGTTAACATATCCACGTACTGCACTCTCTGTTGGAACTGTGTCTGATGCGTTGTCAGTCATTGCTGTATCTGTTGAGAATTCAGTAATAACAACACCACGCTTAAAGCCTAGTCCGTCAACGTCTGAAAGTGCAAGTGATGCACTAAATGTAACTGTACCAGTACCTTGGTCCACACTAAAGAATCTACCAACTCTAAAGATACCGTTTTGGTCTGTACTTACATAGAACACACGACCTTTACCTTTTTCAACAACTTCGTTAGATTCATCTTTTTCAGCAGGTTCACCAAAGATAACGTTTGGATAGTTACTTGCGTTAAATCCACCAGTACCAATATCTAAGAAGTCATGACCAGTAGCACGACAAGTTGAAATATTAACTGTAACAGTACCAGTTGCACCTGCTTTCAATCCTGCTCTTAATACAACTACTTCACCACCTAATACAACTTCTTCATACAAACCAGTCGAAGGTGTTTGGTTAATTGAATCATAATCAACTAAATCAACAATTGCATAATCATTATCTTCACTTGGTTCTACAACTGTTGTTCCTTCAACACCTCTATAGTTGAACACATAATGCTTTTTACCTGCCCAAGTAATGATTGGTGCTTCTAATGCTAAACTATCTACAGTCCAACCTGCTGGTCTATTTGCAGTAGGAGTTCTTGTATTATTGTTTAAACGGAATATTTCATTTGTGTCACAACGTGCTATTGCTAGTACAACGTCTCCAGGAGTACCACCCTTAGTAGTACCACCTGATAGAGGAACACCACCGTCAGTAACATTACCTATAACTTCTTGTGCTTTTGCTGACTCAATTTGTAGTCTAATAAAATCATATGTTGAATCTAGTCCTGCTTGAGATGTATTTGCAGGTAATGCGTTACCAACACTATCACTAGTTAAGAAACTAATACTTCTATAAACATAGCCTGGGTTTTCGTCAAACACTAACGCTGTACTTGGACGAATTGTTAAAATATCAGGTCTTGCTAAGTCAGTGATAATATGTGTTTGGTTTCGATAGTAAACAATGTTTTCACCAAATGGAACTATTTCTAATAATCCGTTTGCACTAAATTGTGTATCACTTGTACTAAAGTTTAGTTTGTAAACTTTACCGCTATACTTTGGTGTTGTTGCTTCAACATATATGTCACCTGTTACAGTAAATTCTGTTATTGCACCGTCACCATCTGCTAGAGTAACTTCAATAGTTAAGTCATTACCAACACCAACTCCGCCAACAGCGCCACCAAGTTGGTCTCCAGGTAAAGTGAATGTGTCACCGATTTGGTAATCAGTACCTGCTTGCACTATTTCAACTTCGTATCCTGCATTAATTGTTTTAGTAACATTAAATGTAAATCCTGTAGCGCCTGGATTTGTTGTAGTTTGTATTGCTGACCCGTCTATTAGTTTATATTGGTTAATAATATGATTTATTAGCTCAACGTTTGCAACTTCATATCTTGCAAAAGCAGGACGAGCAGGATGCCATATGTTTACTTCTGATCTGTTTGACGGTGCATCTTGCATATCGTAAACATAAACTGCTAGTGCTTCTACAGGGTTATCATAACCGTTAGAATCTACAACACCTGGAATACTATCTGCTCCTAGTGCTCCAGCTACATCTCCTGTTAATTCATTTGTTGTATCAAATGCACCACTTACATTAGTTAAGTAAAGGACATTTGATCCGCCTACTGTACTTGTTGCTACAGCTAATTCCCCAGAAGCGTTAGTTGATGCTTGTGTTACAACTTCGCCTGCTGGTAGTGTTAAAAATCCTGCTGTTTCTAAAATAACATCAACATTAAATGTTTTAGCAGGTTGAGTCATATCTTGGTAAAGCTCAATAGCATCTGGAATTTCGTTTGGATCTGATCCTTCTGCAACAAGTCCATATTCGCCATAACATGAAGAACCTGTTAGCGATCTAATTTCAGCACCGTTCTTTGAATAGTATGATGCATGACAATAGTATGTAAACATACTAACCATTTCTGATAGAGCGCCGTTTGCAGCAACTAGTCCGTAACCTAAGTCGTTAACTTGTGTAAAGTCATTACCAAGTATACTTCTGTTACCTGCTGTTTGTAGTGTAATTGGTAGAGGAGCATTTATACTTTGTACTGTAGTATTAATAATTACACGTCTACTATTAATAATTTGGTTTGTAGCAGACTGTAAACCAGCTGTTGCCCAAGTAATATCTGGATATTCTGTATCAGGTATTGCATTTAAATTTGCGTTTTCTGCTGTTGCACCTATGATACCAATTAAATTATTAGTAATAGCTGTTTCTGTTGCAGTAGCATTATTAACATTTGGTGTTTGTGTTAGTGCGTTACCAGTTGTTGGAGTTACCGCATTACCTAGAAGCAAATCGCTAACAACACTAGCCAAATGATCGTACGCTAATTTTGTAACAACTCTTTGATCTACGGGTAATTGTGCAACGGCTCCGTCATAATAAGATCTAGCTGCAATTAATGTTCCTGTATTACCACCGTACAATACGTCATATGTTAATGCGTCTACGATGTATTTTACATCTCTTTCACATTTGACTTGATCATAGCCTGGAGGTGGACTTGTGTCATTTACCCAAGCAACAACTTCAGCTGCTAAGAAGTTTCTATTAGCTTGCAATATTACTGCTGCATCATCAGCATCAGCAGTTGGCAATACTGACGGTACTGGGAAGTTTAATGCATCAACAACACCGTCTCCAGGAGTTGCTGCACTAGTTGTTCCTAAATCAAGTATTTCAATAATTTCATTAAACAATGCATCTGTAGTAGCATCATATGTACCAGATATAGTAGATAAGTCACCAACTGCATCTCTAGTAACACCAATCGCTGCTATAGTTTCTGCTTTTTGTTCGTTTTGTACAGTATAACCTGTTGCTCTAGTATATGCAATACCATTGTATACACTACCAAAGTTTGTTCCTAGTGCTAAATCATATGCAACTGCGTCTAAGATATATCCTGTATCTCTAGCACACTTATCTTCGTTGAATGTAAATTCTCCAACAGTATCAAGATTTACACCAGTTGCCAATGCACTAGTTATACCTGTAAATCCGTCACCATCATTTGAACTAGGGTCTAGAATAAGTTCTGCTGTTCCAGCTTCTTTGTTATAACTTGTAACTGCGTTAACTTGGAAACGTCTTCCATCTACATAAAAAGCACATGGTGTTTCTGGACGTCTTACATATAAACCTTGTGGCTCAGTTGGTGAACCTAAACTTTGTATTCTTAATCTAAATGCACTGCCATCTACTTTTTCTACAACTTGTACAGCCGAGTTACCTACAAATGCATCAACAAATAGTCCACCTCTAAATGCTTGTTTGTTAAGTGATTGCGAGAAACTTGAACCTGTTTGTACATAAGGAGATTTAGTAAGCACTTGTCCTTCAGGATCAAGCACAAGCATAAACCCACCGTGTCCTTGTACAGTCATGTTACGTAAGATAGTAGCATCGTTCATTAAGAACACATCCATGTCTTCGTTTCGAAGCGGTGGATTGTAATCTGCGTTAAATGCAAACTTTACAGTATTAATTAAGTTTTGTAATACTGTATCTGGACCGTCTATTTCTCTCCAAAACTCACTAATTTCTGCATTAGTTAAAGTAGTTCCAGATGTGTGTTCTTTGGTTGGAGTATAGTAAACTACGTTTAATCCATCTAGTGCTTTAACAACATCACCAAGTCTATAAATTTTACTTGATGTCCAATCTGCTGGTTCACCTGATCCGTTAAACAAATCTGCTGCATATAACCTGTCGGAAGCAGAGCCGCCTGCTGGATTATAAAGTGTCGCAGGTTCTTCTCCAATTATTAGCGAACTTGCTACAGTATAAATGTGCTGTATACCTGCAACTGTCTCTGTTTCAGTTCCAGCTTCAACTGCGCCTGCATAATATTCGCCTTGTGCTTCTAATGAAAACTCATTGCCTCCATTACGGAAGTCTTGTACAAGAGCATCAACAATTAAACGTGCATCACGTTCACACTTGGTTCTTGAATAACCTGCACTACCTACAAGTGCCGGATAAGTTGTTTCTACATAGTTAACAACCTGTTCCGCAATAAATTCTTTATTGTCGATAAGCGTTAGAGCATTAGTTTCCCATTTACCTACGTTCTCATAACCAGCACCAGTATTTTTTAATCTATCCGGTTTTGTTAAGTAATGATAACCAAAATAACCATCAACCTCACCTGTTAATGGGTTAACATATTCAATACCATTTGGAACACTTTCAACAGTAAATGAAATACTGTTTGCACCGCCGCCGCCGAGCTGATCGTCGAGTATTGTTATACGTTCGCCTTTTTGGAAATCTTTACCTTCATTAGTTACTGTAATTTCTTCAACAGCACCGTCGGATCCAACTACAACTTCAAACTCAGCATCTTTACCAAGTTTATCTGAATTCCATAAACTTACATTGTAAGTTCCTGGAGTACGACTTGCACTAGTTTGCGGATCAAATGCAATACTAGTAATGTTTGATTTACCTAGTATTAAACCATCAAATTCTGCATCACGGTAGAAGAATGTATTTGCCCAGCGTGACTGCGAGACACGTTTTTTAGGACGAATAATAACTCGTCTAAATTCATCACCCTTAACTGACACGTTTGCAGGAACACGAATTGGATAATCTTCTTCGTAAATGCCTGATTCAACACGGATTGAAATTTGTGTTTCTTTTACGTAGTTTCCGTATTCTACTTCTTCACCAGGTTCAAATTCAATAGGTTCTAATAGTTGTACTTCTATTTCATCCGTTCCAGCATATTGTACAGCTCTTGGGCCTGCTTCGTATCTGTAGTCAACAATACGTGCAGTAGCACCTGAGTTTTTACCACGTACTACCTTACCTGGAATAATATCTGTGTTTTCTGGATTTGCTTGGTCAACAAAACCTAAATTGTTGTTTCCTACGTGTAGTTTATAAGATGTTGTTCCGTCGACAATCTCTGGAGCATCTAGTACTCCGTTTTCAATAACATCAACAATGATGTCCATTTTTGCACCAATAACAGCCGCAGCGTTTCCGTCTGGTATGTAATTAACAGCATCAATAACTTGTTCTACTCTATCTTGGTAAGTTGTTGGAACAGCAATGTTGTTTAAGATGTATTGAGTTACGATTGTTTTAGCATAATTAATTGCTGCTAGTGTTTCAACTCTTTGTACACCAATTGCTTTTTGTGCGCTAACGTTTGAGTAGTATCTAATACCGCTCCATCTTGAAAGGTAGTTAGCATTATCACCTAACAACGAATCAAGAGTTACTGCTTCAAGTATATATCCTACATCTCTTTGACAAATTTCAATATCATATGTTCCTGCAAAACTTGGAAAATTTGCATCTACCCAACCAGTAACTTCTTTTGAAATAAATTCTTTGTTTGCAATAATTAATGCTCTAGCATTAACTCTACCTTGATTAGGTGCAGTAACCCCTGCTGTTTGAATAGTTGAATATCCAGCACCGTTGCCATATGTTAGAGTTTGCATATATGGACCAGGCTCAATTGGTGCTGCAATCATTACTTCTTCTGCTTTTCTTGCCGCAGCATTAACTGTTCTAAATGCATATCCTGGAGAACGACCTTCTTTACCATCTGGTGTAAAGGTTTGTTGATCACTTCCGTTTGTACTTACATATAAGTTAACTTCGCTAACGGCTGCAACATTATCAACATATAGTTTTGTTGCTGCTTGTAAATCGTCATAACCATTTGGTGTACCTTTACCTGATACTTCGCCTGGGTGATCTGATAAATGTAAAATTCCCTCCATTGTGTCGCCTTGTCTACGAACAATAGATTTCCTTGGAAGTGCAACATTGTTTAACCAGTTTCCTGTTAGATTTTCATCGTATGCTGCATCCTTAATAGTAAATGTACCAGTTCCTCCTGATAGGAGTATACGTCCTGTTTCATTAAGAACGTCTTCTGCTGTTTCATATAAAGAAATATGGTTTTGATCAGCAATACGAATGTAATAAGTTCCACCACTTACAACTCCAAACGGATCATCACCTGTTGAATTAAACTCATAGGCTGCACCGTTATACGCATCTGTTAAACCATGTCCATTAATAATTAAATTACCTTGGAG